CAATCGAAGATAACATCAAATGAATCGATGCCTTCCAGCTCATCACTGCTCAGCAGTTCAAATGCCGATAAAACACGGTCAAAACTCAAATTTAATGTATAACAAATGCCCCCGACTTCTATGCTGCGGGGGCACGGCTGTGACAATGAAAATGTACTCATTAGCGGTACTTATGTAACGCTCTGATCTGTGCCTTACGATTACGAAGCGTTTCATTTATTTTCGGTACAATGACAGCATTAATAAACGGTACTACCTGTATACCCATTTCAATGTAATTGTCCTCGAAAAATTCAAGCAACTTTTTTGTACCGTCTTCGCCGAATATCAGCTCAAAAATTGCAATTACCGCATTTCCATACGCCTCATAAGCGCATTCAAGATCTGTTTCAACACCGTTTTTTCTTATTTCTTTAAGACGTCTTTCCGCATCAATTACTTCCGTCTGTTTCTTTCGGAAAGCTGTGCAGACGGCATCTGCATCTATGTCTATATCAATGCTGTCGATGACGTTTCCGTTTTTATCAGACAGCTCAAGAGTTTCCGTGATTTTCTGTGTTCGTGTGATTTTATATGCCATTGTTATCCTCCTGACAAAAATTCAGCAGTGTGCCGTTTGGCACACTGACTGTTTTTTGATGTAATATCAGACACCCGAAACGGTGGCTGTTGTTATTGTGGGTTTGCCGTTAAAAGCAATTGTACAGCTTATGGTATTCGGTGCTGTAGATTCGCCTCCGCCTATACCGGCTGCGGTAACCGTAACGGGACAGGTAAGTTCCTTGCCATTACGGGTTATTTTGATGTCTGTTACTCGCTTAGAGCCGATCTCATACTGAATTTCATCAAGAAAAGCGCAGACAGGATCGTCTTTTATAAAATCACCCGCAAGCACTACCGTGGGTGCTGCGCCAACAACCGCAGAGCTTGCAAAGCCGCCGTCTGCAAGATATGTCGCACTGTATACGACCTCGTTTATTGCGGTTGTTACCGACTTAAATGCCTTTCGCATATCCGAATATGTAGCCGCTTCTCCTGTAGGAGTAGTATTGATTTCAACCTTTATCTCACTGTTCAGCTCGGCTTTGCCGACAGTAGGTATTACCTGTTCATTTGCCATATTAGTACCTCCTAAAATGCTATCCTGACATCAACAATCATAGAATATATCCAGAAATCCCCGACTTTTCCGACAGTTGCCGCATCAGTAGATACGGTTGCGCTCATCAGCTGAACGCATTCATCCTGTGGCAGTTTGGTTGCTCTTGATATAAGATTGCCAATATTAAATAGCTGTTCCATAGCTACACCCTGTATCTTGTTCTTGGATAAAATAAGTAGCGGCAAGGTTCTGTCCTGCCGCTGTCTGTCAAGTGTAGTACCGTTATCCTTTGCCGCTTGCGCTTCGGCGGAAAGTCCTCCGCCGACCGGCAAGCCTGCTGTTTCGATTGTATATCCGAGCTTATCTTCTATAAAATTGAGAATAAGCTCGATTGCTTTTTTCTGAGGTGACATTATTTATCACTTCCTGTTAAAAGTTTCTGCAGTTGTCTTCGCCACTGTTCCCCTTTAACCGATTCCGCTTTATGCGCCCACATTTTGCAGGCTTTTGGGTTTTCATCATGTGAATATGATATAGGGTTACCTTTTTTAGATACGCCATAGTACAATGTTCTTGCATAAGGTGTTTCCCAACGAAGAACCATAGCAATACTATCGTTTCTTATTTCAACTTCACTGCCTTTAGCACGGGCAAGTGCTTGTAACTGTTCTGAAGTCACTTTTTTTCCGAGCGGTGGTACCCAATCGGCAGAGATTCCTGTATGGATTATACTGCTATTTATGAGAACGCTCTGATCTTGAGGAGCGTAATCGTTGCAATCCTTAAGGAAATTTGACATAAGAAGTTTCATAGCATCATGTGTTTTTTCCGTCATTCTCGCCTTGACTGCCGCACTGTTAATGTTTATTTTCACATTCATAACGATAACCCTATCTCATAATGGTGCGGAGCGTTTGTGTCATACCGCTTTATGCTTGCAATCCTGTATTCCATTTTTTCAAAAATCACCTTTGCGCCCGGCACAAATTTGAAATTTGACGGAGAGGAATTACGGCAATCGTAATACATGACTGCGTCAACCTTTACCCGATTATTCTGCTTATCGCTGGTATAACTCTCTGTTGGTTCTATACGGACATATTTCAATGTTTCCGTAGACGTTTCGGAGATTTCGCCCCATCTGTCGGTCTTTTCGGCAACAACAGCGGCAGTGTGTATCAAAAGACTGCGTGGTATAGGTTTCATCATAACGCATCAAGACCTTTATACATAAGCCCGGTCGATAAAAGCAAGCCGTATGACACATTGCACATGGGTAGTTTTCCATCCGATACGCTACTGTTTCCGCCTGCCGAATAGCTGAAACTGCCGAGTGAAATATTGCTGAAGCTGCCGTCATGCACGAATGAAAGACCGCCGTTTGCTGATATATAATCAACCTGCCAACAGATAGCATCTTTAACAGCCGTCTGAACCTTTTTATCCAGACTGTCGAACTGAGCTATTCTGCCGCAGGTTTCGTTATATATAATAATGTATGCAACCTCAAGGAGCTTAGACAGCTCCTTTTCGTCACCGTCAAACTCGCCGCAGAAAACGTCTTTGTAGTAGTCAGGTGTAACTATCTGCTGCATCGGATACCTCCGCCGGCTTCTTTGACTGCTTAGACTGCTTTTTGTTTGCCGAAGTTGTTTTCTGCTCCTGCTGAACTGTGTTATCCGCCAGATCTTCGGCTGTAAATCCTACTCTTGTCATAGAAACCTCCTTATGTCAGCGCCGTTGTATCACGGTTAAGGTAGATACCCTTTACCTTGTTTTCGTATGTTTCAGCAATGCTGTAAGCACGGTAGAAGAACATATAACCGTCATCTGTCTGGTTCTCTTCGGGAGCAACGACCTTGTTTACTGTGTGCTTGCCGAACTGGATAACAGAATCACGGTTGATGATCATAAAGTTTATCTTGTAGCCGCCCGTTGCGCCTGCATATCCGCCTGCGGTTTCGTTGCTTGAGGTGCCATCCTTCATATCGATCGCCGTATAGAATCTTGTCTGCGGAACAGTGATGATCTTTTCAAAACGGTCAAGGATAGCCTTGCTCTTTGTTGTGTCAACGTTTTTCGCAAGCGTAAGCAGTGTAGGCGTAATAAAGAGTATCTTTCCGTCAACGTTTACTTCTGCCTCGTCCTGCGCATTGACAGCGGTCTGGAGAGCTGTCAGGACAGCTGTACCGGCGGTGGGAGTAGCTTCGGCGGCGGAGAGAACGCCTGTGGCACTTGCATATTTTGCAAAGCGGAAAGCGTCCATTTCGGGAACGACTTTTGTTCTTATGAACTCGCTTGCAAGCTTGCCGAACGCAATACCAGCCGTTTCTTCGTTGTCCATAGCGTCAACGGAGAACTTACGACCTCTGTCATAGTTGCACGATTTGGTTTCATAGGTGATCGTGACATCGCCCTTGACATAACCGCTTGAACGAGAGTAATCTGCAAGACCGTCCATGCTCATCTTAGGAATAAGAAACTCTCCTGCTTTTGCGCCCATTCTCACCGTATCCGCATCAGCATCAAGAATAGATGTGGCGGAAGCCTGCTGATAGACTGTATCGAGCTTGTCGATATACGCCTTGAATTTTGTAATTGAATTTGCCATAGTGATTTTCCTTTCCGGGCTTACTTAATACCCATTATCTTGTTGATTCTTGCTTCATCGGCTGTTTTCTGTTCATCGTTTGCAGTTGCAACAGCTGACGTAACTATTGCCTTGGGAGGTTTTTCTCCCTTGAAGTTGGGATATTTTTCGATCACACTGTCAATAGCCTTGTCAAGTGTAACATCTCCGGCGACCTTTGACTTTGCGAGCGCAAGCACATCATCAATGCAATCTGCCGCAACGCCGACAGAAAGTGCATGAACCTTGCCCTTAAGCTCGGCTATCTCCTGCTTGTTTTCCTCCTGAGAGTTGTCGCTTTCGCCGGGGGATTCTGCGCCGCCTGATTTTCCGCCGTCAGCATTTCCTGTTTCTGAATTTCCGGAAGGTTCGGCTTTCTGCTTAGCCTGCGGTTCGGACTGCGTAACAGCTTCCGTGGCAGTGCCGTCCTGTGTGCTGCTCTGAGCGGGGGCAGCTGCCTGTTCTGCCTGAGCTGTGTTTTCGGCATTTTCAGCTGCCGATGTTGTGATTTTTTCATCCATAATGATTTTCCTTTCTGTAAAATAGGTAATATAAAAACAGCACCGTGAAAGTGCTGTTTTAATCATATAATTTGTCATAAGAAAAACACCCTCGAAAGGGTGCTTAAACGTTGTATTTATCTCTTATGGTTTTAAT